GACCCTCTCCCCGACTCCCCAGAATATGAGGAGCAGGAGGAAGAGTACCAGTCGATCTGCGATCTTGATGCAGAACGGTGTTTCGGGTACCCAACAAAGCAGGAGCCAACCCTGGTGGAGATTCTTATTCACCCGGGTAGGTTAGAGTTCGTACCGAAGAACGCGAAGACTGACCGTGCAATCATGGTTGAACCCTGGCTTAATCAGCTAGGACAACTCGCCATTGGCGATTACATGGCACGCAGGTTGAAACGTTTTGGTGTCGACCTTTCTGACCAGGACCGTAATAAAGTTCTGGCTAGAATGGGTTCGATTACCGGGGCTTTAGCAACCCTGGACCTAAGTAGTGCGTCGGACAGTATCTCGACTGGTTTAGTCGAGCACCTGCTTCCGCCTGATTGGTTTGACCTCCTCTCTTGTTTTCGAACGAGCGTGGTGGTTGAGGGATCAGGACCGGAGACGCGCCTTCACAAGTTCTCGTCCATGGGGAACGGTTTTACGTTCCCTCTGGAATCACTCATATTTTGGGCCCTGTCACGGGCCTGCTGCGATGACCGCGAGGTCGTCTCAGTTTATGGTGACGATATCATTTGCCCAACTCACAGAGTTGCGTCCGTGGTGTCGGTCCTTAGTTCATGCGGATTTAGCGTGAATAAGGAGAAGAGCTTCTGGGAAGGTCCCTTCCGCGAATCTTGCGGTGGTGACTACCTATCGGGAATTGATGTACGCCCGTGTTTCATTACGGGACCTCTCACGGGTCATGATGCTTTCCGTCTGCATAATTACTACATGCGGAGCGGAGAGATCGACCTGGCGGCCCACGTGCGAAAGCACATAGATGACAACATCGCTCTCCTAGGCCCCGATGGTTTTGGGGATGGAGTGCTAGTTGGTTATCAATGGACGCCCATCGTTAAGGTTGATCACCTTAGCAAGGGTTATGGAGGTGTAATCTTTGAATCCTGGTGTTACAAAAAGCGGAACTTCAAGCGCCGCTTGCCAGGGGATCGGGTACTACCTGGCTACACTATCTACATGCGCGAGCGTGTCGATGGTGGATGCCTTGCTACCCTTCTTGATGAGGAAAAACGTTTCAGGTCCTGGCTAATCAACCAAGACCCTGACATGGCCCCTTCATTTTATGAAATGAGTGGGCAACGCTTTACTTCATCTGGCGTCCCGGAGAATTTCGTGCCGGGAACCAAAGGTTGCAAACGTATATCGATCTACACCCTAGAATTGCCGTGAGGCAACCTAGTTTCGTGAGTTAGTTACTCACGTGGACGGTGTGGAAAGACACACTGGAGACCGGAAGGTTACAAATGTGGGAT